TTTATGGTCAACAAGAACGCTTGTCTTACCCGGGCGAGGAAGATTGCCGCAAAGAACGGCGTTCTCATCAAATATGACGGTAAAACCGCAGATTATTTTGCGGAAAAAATTATTGACAAACAGGCGGCATCAGTTACGATACGCTAAAGAGGTATAAAAAACATGGCAGAAAAACAGGAATATGAACTATTAACCAAGAACGGGCATTCATTCTACGACATCGCGGCAATGCTTCAAAATGCTATAAGGCGTTGCGACGTCAAGAGAGCCGGATACGCCGCGAATGAATTATATCCGAAGTACAAGGGTTATCTTTGGAGAAGGCTGCTTATTATAAGCGCGGAAGACTGTTTTGGCATAATAACCAAGGAAATAATTGCCCTAAAGCAGGCTGAGGAAGCAATGAGCGATAAAAATAAAAACGAAGCTATTTTCGTCTCAAAAGCCATTACGTTGCTCTGCTATGCCAGAAAGAACGAAGACGCCGACTATTTCGCCTGTAACCTGATGAACTCAGAAACCCCTATACCGGAAGATCAGATTGAACATGTTCCTATTGAAAAATGCGAACTGGAAAACGGACGCATACCCGATTGGGTTTATAATTGGCATACCCAAAAAGGCAGGAAAATGGGAAGGGACGTAGTAGACCAGATAGTAACCCGTCAGAAAAACCTTACACCTCATCAGCCCGGCTTGTTTGACGACGAAGATTGGGGTGATGACATTCGGGCTTGCCTGAAAAAACATAACCCTCAGAACAGACTGCCTGTAGGAGTGGATTGGTCTCAACACGGAGGCTCTGCCGGCAAACAATTCCCGGAAGGCGCGAAATTACCCGCGATTGCCGGGCAAACTACGAATATTACTCAGCAACAGCAACCAGCACAAGTTGATGTAGTTATAAATAGGTCGCTCAAAGATGATTTTCAGAAGATGGTTGAGAGTAAGAAAACCTCTGCATTATCCGCAATAGCCGCAAACGAAGAGAAAAAAGAAGAGCTAGACATCTGGTAAAAAATATTACTTGCTTTTTCGGTTAAAACAGGTTAAACCGATGAATAAGCGAGGAAATTATATGGCAGTGCACCCCAATTCTCTGGCGAACCTTGAGAAGGGAAAACGCTTCTCCAAGACGTACAAACCGAAAAACACAGGACGCAGAAAGGACTACCTGAAAGAGTTCGTTGACGCGAACAGATTGTCGCTGAATGACCTTAAAGCGATCCTTGAGAGCATCTTACTCGACCACTCATTTGGAGATCTTGAAAAGATATTCGCACGAGGGCAGAAGACTTTGCCGGCAGGTATTGCAGCCTATATCAAAGGATTGACCACGGAAATCAAAAAAGGCAGGGTGGACGTTCTCAACAGCATGCTTGACCGTATCTACGGCAAGGCGACACAGACCAATGTAGTCGAGGTATACGACATCTCAGACGAGGCCAAGAATAAAATGAACTCCATTTTTAGCGACATACTCGAAAAGGGCGCGGAAATAAAACCTGAAAATGTCCTTGAGCAAAAAGACATAGACCCTGACGAAGAAAACGCAGAGGTGTAAAAACACTGAGAAACATGGATGGACGAAAAAAATGCCGTAGTACGTGATCCCGATGACTGGCGCAAATGGTTTTGTACTGATGAGACTGTCAGGATCGTTGCGCAAGAACCGCACAAACTCGGATGGCTTCTCGGTTTCGATAAATTAACCCCCCTTCACAGCGACTGGATACGATATGTTTGGGATACCAACGAACATCGGGCATTGCAGTCATTTCGCGGCTCGTATAAAACCACAGCTATCGCAGTAACCGGCTCAATACGCTGGATGCTATTTAGACCGAATGAACGTATACTGTTAACACGAAAAACATTCAAAGCATCTTCCGAAGTGATGAGGGCGATCTCCCAAGCCATGCAGTTACAGCAGACACGGGAACTGTTCAAGTTTGTTCACGGCAAATATCCCATTTCGGTAATCGACCGCGAAGGTGCTCTCAAGTATAACTTCAAATCGACAATTACGCCGGAAGGCAACATGACAGCCACAGGCATCGACAGCGGATTAACGGGCTTGCACTTTGACAAGATTATTGCAGACGATACAATGACGCTCAAAGACAGGATTTCGCGCGCGGAACGTGAGCATACCAAAGAAATGCTTTATGAAATGTCAACTAACATCATCGACCCAGGCAAGGGCATTGGTTATATCGGCACCCCATGGCACAGAGAGGACGGTTGGAAGATAGTCCGTAGTTTCTGCCCCATAGCGCGTTACCCGATAAGCCAGTACGGTCTCCGTTACGGTATCATCACCCAAGACGAAATAGACAAGAAAAAGAAAACTACCACGCCATACCTGTACGCCGCGAACTATGAACTTGAGCTGCAGAAAGACGAGTCGCTTCTGTTTTCCGATCCGACATTCTCAAGGGGTTGGGATTTCGGCATAACAGGAGCAAAGGCACAGCTTGACGCCGCATACGACGGCACCCATTACTGCGCGTTGACCATTGCCGTGCCAAAGAACAAGCTCGGACCAGACGGACAGGTGTACCAGATAATCGGTTTCGCTTATCCAGGAAATGTGAAGAACTGGATACCAGAAGTAGTTAAGCTCTGCCGGAAGTACCGTGTACAGACAATCTACACGGAGACAAACCCGGACAAAGGGTACACCGCGGACAAACTCGCCGAGCTTGGTATGCGCGTAAAGACATACGGAGAGGGTATGAACAAGCACTTGAAGATCAGCACATACTTGTTTGATGTCTGGCCATTCCTTGAGTGGGACCCGAATACTGACGAAGAATATATGGCTCAGGTGATGGACTACAAGGAAGGCATACAGCCAGACGACGCGCCTGACTCCGCCGCGTCCTTGTTCCGCGAAGGCTTCCCCCGGAGAAGGGTTAATATTAAAGCTATGTACGAGTGGTAAAAAGGTGTTGCAAAAAATATGAATGATAGGTTAAACTTGAAATAATAGCGGATGCGCCAACCGCAAAGAATAGACGAATAGTGCTGTCACGGCTCTATGCCTATTTAGAGGGGTAACATGGGCGCCTTAGAAAATCTGAAAAAGTTCGCACAGGACGGTTGGAAAAATCTCGTCACCGGCCTCAATACGTCAGCAGACAAGAAAAAATACACAAGCCACAAATTAGAAAAAATTATACGCGATGATGAGCTTGAAAGCATCTTCATCGAGGACGGTTTAGGTGCGCGTATTGTAACTGAGCTGCCGAACGATATGTTCCGTGAAGGTTGGGATTATGCGTTTCCCGATCTAGAAGAAGGAGACGACAAAGATGACACGCTTGACGTGTACAAAGACATCTTTGAACAGGTTGGCGCGGTTGCGAAACTCAAGGAAGCGTTCTACTGGTCGAGGCTTTATGGCGGTGCCGTTATTCTAATTGGGGCTTTAGATGGGCAATCGCTCGATAAGCCGTTAAACCCGAAGCGCATACGGTATTTTGACAACCTTCGTATCATAGACCGCACGGCTATATCGTTTGACAGAATAAGGTTTCAGCTCGATCCTAAGAAAAGGCGATACGGGCAGCCAGAGTTTTATCCTATTCAGTTTGAAATACATAGCGGCGTGTATGAAACGCAGGAAGTTCACTTCACACGCATTATAGAACTACATGGCGTTAAAGTTCCAACCGGCGCGACAAGGACGCTTACGAAAGAACAGAGGTATTGGGGTGTCAGTGTTATTCAAAATGCGTACGATCACTTAAAAACAGTAGGCGGATCTCTTGGGAGCGCGGCATCGTTACTCGAAGAGTTCAGCGTTGGAAAGTTCAAGCTTGCCAACTTCGCAGATATAATGTCACAAACAGACGGCATAGAGTTGATGAAACGGCGTGTTGAATTAAACGACCTTGTGCGAAGCGTGTACCATTCGATGTACATGGACAAAGAAGATGAGTTTGTCCGTGAAAACGTGAGCTTCGCCGGCATACCTGATGTGCTATACATCTTTATGATGATGGTTTCCGCTTGTTCAGGGTATCCCATTACACGTTTGTTTGGAGTATCTCCTGCCGGTCTCAATTCCACAGGCGAGAGCGACATGCGGAATTATTACGACCGCGTACGTTCTGAGCAAGTAACTGTGCTTGAGCCGATATTGATACGGCTCGTAAAAATTATATCTGAATGGCAAGGAAAAGATGAGCCTTATATCGAATGGCGTCCGCTTGTTATGTTAACCGACAAGGAAAAATCGGAGCTTGAAAAACTGGACGCAGAGAAAAAACAGATCGAAGCAAATATGTGGAAAACGTACATTGACGCCGGCATAGTTGAGCCTTATGAAGCAGCCTTCCTTCAATTTGGCGATGAGCTTGAAAAGATACCAGTTCCAAAGGAGTTTGAGCTTCCTCCGGTAGAGACAGTTCCAGTACCAGAAGAGTCTAACGAAAACGGCGAAGACGCTAACGCTGAGGAAGACAATTCCAACGGCGAAGGCAATTCCGCTAACAAAAACGCCGAACCTGCCAACAAAGAAGGAGAAAAAAATAACGAAACACCGCCAGAAGATGACAAGGAAGGGGAAGAACCTGACATCGAGGAGCGCATAGCCGAACTCGAAGGCAAGGACAAGCTGACTGACGAAGAGCAGAAAGAGCTTGATGAGCTGAAAAAGAAAGCCGAAAAACCCAAGCCTAAAAAGAAAAACGGAGGCACGGAATGAAGTTTGAAGCCTTTATAGCAGACATTTTTATTCCGAATACAACCGAACAAGAAGAGAAGAGACAGCGTGATGGCGTAACAGCAAAAGATATTAAAACTATTCTAGGCATTAGGAGAAAAGACGGAGAAGGCATTGTCATAAGCTCTGAGTCATGGCAACGGTTGGAGTTATTCATACAGTTGCTTTCGTCTGTTGACATGCACATCAGCGATAAAAAACTGAAGGAAGTTCTCAGGGGAGAATAACATTGCAGTTTATAAGGGAAGCGATAAAAGCAGCCTTATATGCTCATCGGAAACAGATGAGCAAAGCGCAAAGGCGAAAAAAACAGAAGCCCGTTACAAACATCTATCCTTTCGCTACAGAGCGCCGTTATGGTACAGCTATAAAAGCATGGTTAAAGCCAATGCAAAATTATGTCCAAGAATATCTGAAAAACAACCACGAAGCCATCCTCAGGGGAGACTCTGCAGCGCTTACTCGCAATGACGCTGTACCTGGCGGATCGTACCGGCGTTTAGTTACAATGCTCAACGGCTGGCAGACAACATACCTTCCAGAATTGAACGATCAAGGCAAGAGGGACAAGCCGCCTGTTGTGTTTATGGGATTGGGTGAAATAGCTGAATCTCTCCAAGACTTTAATTCGCATCAATGGGACAAAGCAGCAAAGGCGAACCTTGGCGTGGAGTTTCCTGTATACGAAGATTGGTGGCCGGGAACAAAGCAGTCGTGGGCGGAAGAAAATTACAAGCTCATCAAAAAATTATCTGAGGATTATATCGCGCAGGTTAACAGGCAAACCGAACTCGCTGTAACAAATGGTTGGTCAGTTAAGCAGCTTATGAATGAAATCAGAAGTTCCAATGAAAAAATAACGAAAAATAGAGCGCGGCTCATTGCACGGGACCAGATAGGGAAACTGAACGGCAAAACCACTCAGGCGCGTATGGAGGCAGTAGGGCTTGACCTATACGAATGGTCAACTTCACAAGATGAGCGTGTACGAGATTCGCATGAATGCCTTGAGGGGAAAATATGCAGATGGGATGATCCCACTGTTTACTCAGACGATGGCGGCAAGACATGGAAAGACAGGCCGGGTTCATGGTGTCAGCTTCACCCAGGATATGATATTCAATGCCGATGTACAGCACTCAGCTATTGGGCGGAACTGGTTAATGAGGTGGACAAGGAGATTTTTGAAGAGGAGCATCCTGGAGAGGTATATCAGGAGGAAGAAAGCAGTATGAGCAATGATCCAGATAACGTTCCACTTAACAACTACAATGATATTATGTCGAGTAATATTCCAGACATAGAAAAATATCAGAAGCTAGATGAGATGACAGACGTAAGACTATCAAATGGAAATGCTGAAATAATCAAGCGCGAAGAAAGCCGGACAGAAACTTGGTATAAAGAAATTCCTGAAAGCCAGCAATACGCATTACGAAGATATACAGCATCGGCTTTTGATCCGATCAATAAAATGTTACGCGAAGGCGGTTGGGAAAATGTTAATGAGCGAAATTCGAATTACGAATATGCCAATTATGTAAAAATGATAGACCAGGTAATGAACAAATACGCAAATACGGAAGCCCTTATCACCCGTAGAGGAGTAAACGTATCAGATGTAAATGGGTTTGAAGTAGGCGGTGTGTACAACGTGCCGCAGTATTGGTCAACCTCACTTAATAATGGGTTTTCGAAGCCCATGCAAATAATAATCAAAGCTCCGCCAGGATCTGGAGTGTATATCGGCAATGAATCATCTTCGACTGGAGAAAGGGAACTAATACTAAAACGTGGCTTAAATTATAAAGTTTTAGCGAGAGGTGAGAACAAGGTGCGTGGATACGGGGAATATATGATTTTAGAGGCGATTTTGCCATAATGACACAAGGAGTAAACAATGAAAGTAAAACTGTTTTTTGAACCAGAGCCAGAACAGATGGAATTTAGGGGAGACAGGGTGTTATGGGATAAACTTTCAAAAATGGACATCAAAGGAGATATTCTAGAAGGAGTCAAAAAAGAAATCGAAAAAATCATTGGATGCTCGCTGTCGAGAGGCGAAGAAAGAATATACATAGATAAATTATCCACAGGAGAGGGTATGAGCGACGGTTTTGTTAGTAAAAACTGGTGGAATAAAAAAGGTTTACCATTGCTTAGGGAACGAATAAAGGCGACAAGCAATGGCAAGTAATAGAAACTGGGAGGGGTCATGGAACTAACCGACAAACACATCGAAGTGATCAGAGACGCGGCGCGAACAGTGAACTATGGCAGCGTAACCATTCAGATCTCTGCGGACAAACCGGGGCGTCTTGAGCTGAATGTTCAGAACCGTATCCGGGTAGACGAAGAGCCGACTGAGCATAAAAATACAGCACCAAGAAAAGACAGCAAAGGGTTTCAGGATTAAGGGCGTAACGGGACGCAGGCTGGCCTTTTTCCCCTTGCCATATAAATAATCGAAAAAGTGCGTAAAACAGCGCTGCGACCAGATAGGAAAAGTTTTTTCAAAAAACGCTTGACAATTTTTGCATTGTCCGCTTTATAATCATAGTATAGTTATATTTCGGCTGACCGAACACGCGGAAGCCCGTAGAGAATGGCAGAGGACTACCCTCTCTCATTCCCTGCGGGCTTTTTTATTGTCCAAAAAAGCCCTTGAAGGAGATGTGCGAAGAATGGTTGAAGCGGTGATTAAGAAAGTAAACCGGCTTGACAGCCTTGAATTTGCAAGGTGGATGTCGAGACCGTTCTCCCGAACAACAGAAGGTTTTTTGATCGGAAGGGCAATCGTAACAAGCATTGGCGTTTTTACCTACAGGAACAAGGACGGCTCAGTATCAAGAGAACTGCGGCTGCCGGAAGAAGTGTTCGCATACGACAGCCTTGAAACGATGAAGATGAAGCCTGTAACGATGGATCACCCTGACGATAAAGTAACGCCCGGGAACGTCAACGATTTGCAAGTCGGCTCTTTGGGGAGCAACCCCACGACTACCAGTCAGGAATGGGATTGGGACGGAAAGTCTACACCATCGGAAAAACTGAGCGACGGGATTCACGTGGCAATAGATATGACTATAAACCGGGAAGATGCCATTGATGAAGTGTTGAACGGCAAGCGCGCCCTGAGTATGGGGTACGAGTGCGAGCTTGAACTGGCAGAACCGGGAGCTACATGGTGCGGAATGTCTTACGACGGTATCCAACGAAATATCCGATACAACCACTGTGCAATAGTGGATGTGGCTAGGGCTGGGGATGCTGCGAAGATTCGTATGGACAGCGCTGACGCTGTTCTAATAAATCAGCCTATACAGGAGGGCAATTCTATGACAAAGATCAGATTAGACAGCGGCGTTGAGTATCAAGGCGACGAAGGGCTTGTTAACGCTTACGTCGAAATCAAGAAACGCGCAGACGCTGCGGAAGCCGAGCTTAACAAGTTCAAAAAGGACAGTAAAGACGCGCATTCAGCAATGGAAGCGGCGCGTGACAGCCAGAAGGAAAGGGCGGACAAGCTCGAAGCTGAATTGAAGGAACTCAGGGAGAAATCCTTAGACCCGAAGCGGCTTGATGAAGCGGTCAAAGCCCGTGTCGATTTGCTGGATGCGGCTATCAAAGCCAACGTCGAAGTCAAGGACGGTATGTCCGACTCCGAAATCCAGAAAGCCGTTATAAAATCAGTATACCCCGAAGCAAAGCTCGACGGTCGTGACGAAGCGTACATCAAAGGACGCTTCGACTCCGCTATTGAAATGCTGCGGAAAGATACCGATGACGCAAACCGTGTTGTCACAGCAGACAGTATTCCAACCGGCGACCGTGAAGATTCCATATCTGCTTATCAGCGGATGGTGGAATATCAGAAAAACCACAGCCGTGGTGTTGCAAAGAAGGAGGGTTAATCCATGGATAGACTTTACGGAGACCTTGGTCAGGCTATTGCTGGTCAAGTATTCGGTCTTCACAATGAGACTGAAACGATAGTTGCCGGTGAAAATATTTATCCTGGTGATCCCATTTTCCAAAAGAAAGGCGACGGAAACTTTGGTTACGGTGCGCACATAAGCGGCGTAAGCTTAACTGCCAGTGCCGCGCTTGTTACAGGCAATGCAGTAGCATTAACCGTTAACGGAGTTGCGCTTGATCCTGTTACGTTCCAAGACAGTTCGGACGCAACTTTCCAACTCATCATGGATGCCGTTAATCTCAGCGATGAACTGCGCGATAAGAAAACTACCGCACACCGTTTGGCAGGAGAGCCGTTAAAACTTTACCTGACCGCTGACGGCATCACCATTACTGCGGCAGCCGTTGTAACCGGAGGCGCGTCTCAGGCGACATTCGTTTCCGCCGCAAACAACACGGCAAGATTCAGGGGAATAGCACGGCACCAGGAACTCTCTTACAAAGAGGGCACCGGCTTCTATCCTGCTGGAACAGCAGTCAGCTTGCTTACACACGGACATATTACGGTCAGGGTAGCGGAAGGCGCAAACCCGGACAATTTGGTTCCTGCTTATGTAATTTTGTCAGGCGCGGATGCCGGCAAATTTACTCATGATTCTACGAACAATTATGATTGTGGTTGTACGTTCAGAAGCAGCAGGCTTGAACAAAGTTTGGCGTTGCTTGAAGTCAACGGTCTTAAATAACCAAGGCGCAAGCCCTAATTTTTAGAGGAGTGTAGACATGGATAAAAATCAAAGCGCACACCCTATGCGGCTTGACCGCGGTGAAAGCGCGTTCTTCGCACGGGAAGTTGAGCATATCAAAGCCCGTACTTACGACATGAAACTTCGTGAACTTAAGGCGTTCAGCCTGATTCCGATTTCGCATGAGGCAGGTCCCGGAGTATCCGAGATCACGTTCCGCCGGTACAACGGCGTCGGTTTTGCCAAGATCAT